GTGGAAACTTCTTCGACAAGGCAGAGTACTCCTTAAGTACTATCTTAAGGTACTACCTTTATTCAGTACCTCACTTGAATCACCACCTCTAATAAGCATTCTTTTCTTTTCTTTGATTACTTTCTTTTCTTTTCTTGCCCGTGTCAAGTCCCACAACAATATTTGCACATACCACTGCCACCAGATGGCATCTTTTTCTTTGTTTTGGCACAGACCACATACCACTTCACTTGAGCATTAGTCCCCAAATAGAAATGATTCCCATTCTCAATTTATACTCCGGCACAGAAAAAGGGGGCGGCACTTTGCCACCCCCCGGCTCTGCCCCTTGAGGCTAGAGGCTTACTTCTTCTTGCCGTCCGTATTGGCGGACACCTGGTTGTAGCTACCAGCGGCAGCGGCAGGGGCCAGGAAGCCAAAATCGCCACCCGACTTATCGGTCGAGGGCTTCTGGGCCTGCATTTTCTTGTTACCAGCCATTGAGTTCTCCTTTAGAGAAAAGAATCGTTGTCCCCGAATGAGAGTATAGGTTGACAAGATGCAATTTGCAACACAATATATAACTGCATGGGAAACGAACTCGAATTGATCCGAGCCCTTACTGCGTTAAAGCAGAAGGAGGAGGAGAATAAACTGGCAGATTTTAGGCCGTATGATTGCCAGTTGAGGTTTGCTAACACAACCGCATTAACTTCTGCGCTCATAGCGGGCAACCAAATCGGGAAAACGACTCTCGTGTCTTTTATGGTTGCTTGCCACTTGACGGGTCTGTACCCTGATTGGTGGAAGGGAATTAGAATCCCATTTGCATCTGAGTGGTGGGCAGTTGGTAAGGACGGGGCCAAGGTCCGGGATACCATCCAGCGCAAACTATTTGGGAACATCGGTCGCATGGGAACAGGCATGATCCCTAAGCACCTTATCAATATGGATACGATCATCAAGGGCGGGGTTTCAAAGGCGCTTGATCGTGTGGATATTAAGCATGTGGATGGAGGTTGGTCGAATGTCCAGTTCCTAGCCTATGACCAGGGCCTTGAAAAGTTTATGAGTAATACACTTACAGGTGGGGCTTGGCTGGATGAAGAGCCGCCTGCCGACATCAACACGGAAGTAAATGCTCGGCTAATGGCAAATAACGGCATTTTACTTTATTCTTTCACGCCCGTAGACGGTGTAACTCCACTGTATAATGACCTTATGGAAGATGACAAGGTTTTCAAGGTATTCATCAGCCAGGATGAGGTTCCGCATCTGACTGAGGAGGCTAAGGCGCGGTTCCATAAGGGCATGGATGAGGCAACACTTTCTGCTCGTCGTGATGGTATTGCCAAGATTGGGGATGGGAAAGTGTTCCACTTTGAGGAAAGTGATTACAGCATTGAACCATTTGAGATCCCACCATACTGGAGAAGGCTTGGTGGACTTGATGTTGGCCTAACCCATCCTACGGGTGCGCTCATGGCGGCAATAGACGATGACTCGAAAACAATCTACATCACCAATGAATACCGGGTATCAAACAAAACCGCGATTGACCATGCTGCTCACTTGAAGCACTGGGGGGTCACATTTATGACTGATCCTCATGCTTTTGACCGGATGATTGGGACTGGAACCTCAACGGCATCCATTTATCAGGAAGAGGGGCTATCTCTTAGGAAGGCAAACAATGCTGTTGATGCTTCAATCGCTGAAATCAGAAAGCTTATTGGTGAGGGCAGGCTTTATATCTTTTCTACCTGCACTATGTTGCTGAAGGAGATGAAAACCTACCGCACCCGGACGCCCAAGGAGGGAGGCCCAGCCAGGATCGTGAAGGTAAATGATGATCTGATTGATCCAATGCGGTATCTTCTGATGGATATTGATGCTAATGCTGAAGTCCCCAAGCGTTTTAAGAGAAGCCCTAAATTGAAGCAGTTTAAGCCAGCAGATCCAAAAGTTGCCTATTAGTATATACTGCTGTAGGAGATTTATATGGCCGATGTGAACCCAGACGAACTTGAAGTAAGTGAATCCGTGACTTCTGCCCTTGCCCGGAATGTCCAGGACAAGTTTGAGGTATCCAAGAGTCTGCGGGTTCTTCAGGAGGTTGTCTGGAAAGAGGCCCTTCAGAACTTCAACGGGACTTATGGATCGGATGTGACCTTCCGCGAGGGCGCATCTAGCGTGTTCGTGAACCTCACGCAGATGAAAACAATGGCGGCTTACTCTCGTCTGATGGCCGTTATGATGCCCCCTGCGGGCTATCCTTGGTCCATTAAGCCCACTCCGCATCCCGAGCTGGTAAAGCTGGGCATGAAGCCTGAAGCGGCCCTTGCAAGCCCCGAAATGTCTCCAGAGTTTAAGCAGGTTCTTTCTCAGGCAAAGGCGGCTTGTGATGGGATGCAGAACCGGATCAAAGATAATCTGGTTGAGACTCGGTGGGAAGAGAAGTTTAGCCGGGGTGTTCTCGACCTTGTGACCTTTGGGACGATGATCTTCAAGGGGCCACTTGCCGCCCCTGCCGCGCCGAAGAAGTGGGTGCTGGTGGACCAGGAGGAGTCTTTCTCCGACAAGCTCAAGGGCCTGATCGGAATCCATCAGAAACAGCAGAAGTATGTTTTGGTTTCAGACAGCGAGGATGATAGCCGCGCCGATCTGGAATGGGTTTCTCCATTTGAGTTCTATCCAGATCCCGCCGCCTATACAATCAGTGACGCGATGTGGGCCATTCATCGGCATGTTTTCAACAAGAACCAGATGGTTGAACTGGCGGAAGGTGACTTCGACGCTGAGGAAATCAACCTTGTTCTGAATGAAATCCAGGACGGGAATTGGTCTGCGGAACCCTGGGAATCAGGGGTGGACATTATCAACCGCCGGTCTGCGTCTATGCAGATGGGGAAGCGGTATATCGTCTTTGAGTTCTGGGGCTATCTGAGCGGTCGTGAGCTAAAGACTGCTGGGCACGATGTTCCCGATGGCGATCTGAATAAGATGCACCTAAGCAATGTCTGGGTCTGTGGGAACCACTGCATCAAGATCACGGTGTCCAACCGTGCCAATGGCAAACTCCCGTTCTTTGTCGTTCCCTACGAGAAGGTTCCTTACAAGATTTGGGGTCGGGGGGTTCCTGAGAAGATGGCCGATCCCCAGGCAATCATCAATGCCAGTGCGCGAGCGATGGTAGAGAACATGGGAATTTCTTGCGCTCCGCAGCTTGTTGTTGATGTTAATAGGCTTGTAGATGGGACCAAATACGATCAGATTGTCCCTTGGGGCATCTGGCCGGTCAAGAACATGGAAGGCGCAAGTCAGGAGCCCGTCCAGTTTAAGGTCATCCCAAGTATCATGGGCGATTTGAAGTTGATCCAGGATATTTTCCGCAACTTCGTGCAGGAAGTAACCAGTATGCCAGATATGGCGTCTGGGTTTGCTGGGAATGGACAGCACAACCGAACCGCTGGCGGAATGTCCATGCTGTTTGGGGCCGCTGATTCCTACACGCGGGGCGTGGTATTCAACATTGATAACGATCTTACGAAACCCATGATCCGCGCCCTCTATGACTGGGAGATGCAATACAACCCGGACATGACGATTAAGGGTGATATGCAGGTAGATGCGGGTGGCGTGACCGGCCTTATGAATAAGGAAATGGCAACGCAGAAGATCGCGGAAGTATTTGCCGCGCTCGGCCAGATCCCTGGCTCGGTTGATTACATCAACATGGCAGAGGTCGCCAAGGAAATCTTCCGGGGCCTTGATATTGTCAATGACAACATTGTCTACTCGGATGAAGAGGTCCAGAAGATCCGGGCGCAGAACCAGCAACAGCAGGTCCAGCAGGCCGAGAAGATGGCACAGGTTCAGAATGTTCCCAAGCCCAAGGCGGAAACGACTCCGCCTGACATGATGATGCAGGTTCTTGAAAAGACGATCCCCACCGATCCGATCTACCCCATCATTTTCGAGAAGTGGCTGGCGATGATTAACCAACTCGATCCCCAGTCCATCGCGGCACTCGACATGATGAAGCATAAGAATGTGCTAGAGAACAAAGCATTTGCTGACCAGCAAGAACTTGCGGTCCTGCAACAGGATATTGAAATGGCATCGCAAATCAATGCAAGCAACCCACAGGGTGGCCAAGCCCCCCAGGAACCCGAACCTGAGCCCCCGCCTCAGGAACCCCCTACCACCCCGGCACCACCCATGATGCCTAATATCCACATCAATATCCCCAACCGGGCAGGGAAACATAAGTTCACCCAGCAACCTGATGGAACAATGCTCGCTGAATCTGTTGAATAGGGAGAAATAAATGGACGCAACTGCATACCCAGAAGGTGTCGAAATGATCGTTGAAGATCAGGCAAAAGAAGAAGGGGAGGAGAATTAAATGGCTGTTACTGCTTGCATCCCAACCCAGGCTAAGGCCGACTTCCTGGCGGGTGTCCATCTTTCCAGTGATGTCTATAAGTGCGCCCTATATGTCCAGGCTAATGCGTCACTCGATGCCACATCCACCACCTATTCCACGGCCGGGGAATTGGCTACGGCTAATGGTTATACCCAGGGTGGCACCACAATGGCGGGTTATACATCTGCTACATCTGGAACGACGGGGTATCTGGATTGGACGACTGACCCAAACTGGCCCTCTAGTTCAATCACGGCTGACGCTGCGGTAATCTACAACAGCAGTAAATCGAATAAGATCATCGCTATCTTGACCTTTACCTCCGCCACTTCCAGCAACGGAACCTGGACCTTGCAGCTACCCGCACCTGGAGCAACCGCAGTCATCCGTATAGCCTAAATGGTTGTTATCAGTTCTATTGATTGGGTTATGCCATGACCGATTTCGCTACTACCTCTGATGTTGT